TGTCAAGTTTTATTATACTACATCAAAGCAACCCTTGATGTCGCCTTCTATGAACCATTTTACAGAACGAAAATTTGTCTTTATCTGGTCGAGAGCTGTATGACAACTTCTCTCCGGTCTGAAACCATGTGACTGGTCATAAAATAACGGTTCATAGATTGCTTCCAGAAACATTCTAACCGCCTCTTGCAGAAGTTTATCTCGAAATGACGGAATACCCAGTGGGCGCATTTTTCCGTTCTGTTTCTTGATATATTCTCTGCGCACAGGCTTCGGTTTGTACTTTCCTGACCTCAATTCTTCAATCAGTTCATGCACATATTCAGCACTAAAACCGTCAGCAGTGTCGTTGTCACTTCCGGGAGTCATTGCTCCACTGTTTGCATATAATTTCTGGTAAGCTGCAAAATAAATGTCCTCTCTCAGAAGGTAGCGAAAGAGTCTTGTAAAGACTCCGTCGTGATGTTCCGAGGAACTTTTATTGACACGCTCCAAAATCTCCGATGTTGGATTCATGAGGATTCTCCTCCCTTTCATCTTCTTACTTTGGAATTAACAAACTGCTTCCCTTCGCCATGTAGTGGGCGTTATCCACCTCGGACTACTACGGAAGCTCCGTTGCCATATGGAATATTCAGTCTCGAATAGACATAGCCTTTCGGCATTTCCACTTAGGCAATCCCTGTTTAACGATGCTTATAGGCAAGTGATAACTGTCGGATATCATTTCGGTTTATCTCACGTGTTCTCACGCTTGCTTCATGACCTATAGCAGACACCATAACGAATTCAATATTATGGTGGAGTCATGAGAGTGGTTTCAGGATAATTTCCACACCCTCCCACGAAAAAGGAGCTAACCTTTGCTTTGGCAATCCAGCCTTATCCTTATGTTATCTTGTCATTGCAGGTACTACTCGCCTCATATCCTTTTGACGTTTCCTGCGTTTCTGCCGTGCTGTGTTCCCGTGTCCAGTTTCCTGTCATCGGTTAGGCAGATTGACAACCGCTCTGCTGTGCGGTGTAGAGCCTAATCTACTGTAAACATCGCCTTTTACAGGCGCACAAACTCATCTGGAACAAGATAACCGCCCTCTGCGTCTGTGCCAATGTGCAAATCATCATGGACATCGATCCAGTTGCGGTTTCTGATACTGTTCCAGAAAGCTTTCTTGTAAGTATCGCTCGCTGTACCTGTCTTTTCCGTTACGTTTGGTGTGGCAGGCTTACCGAGAACAGGAGTGGAAGTTGCTTTGTTCATTTCAGCTTCAATTTCAGCCTGTCTTTCCAGACGCTGAATTTCTTTGCCAAGGTCTACAATCGTCTGTTCCATCGCATCGTAGGTCTTGGAATCTTCCTCACTGAGCACGCCGTTTGCGTTTCTCTTGCTGTCGAGAAAATCACGGGCAGTGTCCCAAGCCTTCTTTCTCTTTTCTCTGAGTTCTTTAATGGTCATAATCAATTCCTCCAATCAATATTTCAAAAGTGCCAGCCTTTTTTCAAGCTGGTCAATCGGTGTGCCTGTAACGGATTCTGCTGATGCAGATACTTTGGATAAGAATGCAGATAGATTCCTCGATTTGGAATAGGTCATTGCAGTAAGTGTATCTTCTTTTTCTTCTTCATCCGGTTCTTCCTCTTTAGGAACAACAGGCATTTTCTTCTCTGCAAAGAGAATCCCGTCCACAAAACCCATTTCATGAGCCTTTTTTGCATTGAGCCATGTTTCATCGGACATCAGCTTTGCAATCTTGTTTCTGCTGAGGTGGGACTTAGTTTCGTAGGCGTTGATAATGCTCTCTTTAACTTCATCCAGCAAGAGGATGGCCTTTTCCATATCTGCCTTGTTTCCCATAGCACAAGTGCTGGGATCATGGATCATCATTAGGGCAGTTGGTGCAATCAAAGTTTCATCGCCTGCCATTGCCACAACAGACGCGGCAGAGGCTGCAATACCGTCAATTTTCACGGTAACCTTGCCTTTGTGACTTTTCAGCATAGAATAAATCTGACTTGCAGCGAACACATCGCCCCCTGGTGAGTTCAGCCAGACTGTCAAGTTTCCGCTGACTTTTGAGAGTTCATCACGGAACAGTACAGGTGTGACCTCATCGCCCCACCAGGTATCTTCAGAGATAGGACCGTTAAACAGAAGTTCCGTTTCTGATGTATCTTCATTTTGGATAAAGTTCCAGAATTTCTTCATTTGGTTTTCTCCTCCTTTTCTGAATGTTGATTTGCAAATGCACCTGCATCAGCAAGTTTTGTAAAGCTGCCATTTACAAGATACAGGTTACCACCTTCATCCTCAGAAAGCATATTCATATCTTCCTTTTCACGGATATCGTTGGCAGACATCCAGCCATTTTGTCTTGCGGTGGCATATCCCTGCATTCTTGAAGCATAATCGCCACGCAGAAGTCCGTCCACATTGAACTTCACGAAATACTGTCCTTTTTCAGAATCAGAAAGGAGTGCTTTCTGTAAGGACTGCTCCCAGCGAACGATCCAAGGGTCAAGGCTGTATTTCACGAAATCAAGGGATAAATGCTCTACGTTACTGAATGTTGCATGGTCAAGGTCACCGATCATATGGAGCGGCACTCTGTACATTCTTGCGATTTCTTCAATCTGAAACTTTCTGGTTTCCAGAAACTGTGCTTCATTATTTGGAATTGAGATTGGTGTAAATTTTACACCTTCTTCTAAAACGGCAACTTTATGTGAGTTTTTTCCTCCATAGGCTCTGTGCCATGCATCTCTTAATTTATCGGGATTTTTAATCACTCCCGGATGCTCCAATACACCGCTTGGATTTGCATTATTTCCGAAAAATGATGCCCCATATTCCTCGCAGGCAATAGAAATGCCGATTGCATTTTTCGCAAGTGCAATCGGCGAATATCCAACCAGTCCGTCAAATCCTAAACCAGGAATGTGCAGGACTTCATCGGCGTAAAGAATGATGTCGCCCTGTTCTTTCAGATTCGGATTTGCCTCATCGTAACGGCTGTAAATGTATATCAGGCGGTTTTTTTCATCACGGTCAACCTTCATTTTGTCAGGCATCAGAGGATACAGTCCTAAAACATCACCTCTGCCGTTTCGGATAATCTGTGCATAGGCATTGCCGTAGATAAGCAAGTGTGACATTAAGGTTTCTCGGAAAACAAAAGAAGTCATTTCAGGATTTGGCTGATCGTGGAGCAAAAAATAAAGCGGATGCCGTGGCACTCGCTCTTTTCCTTTATCGTTATATTTGTACAAATGCAGTGGCAGCTGTGCAATCGCTTCTGACAGCACACGCACACAGGCATAAACCACAATATGCTGCAGGGCTGTTCTGTCTGTGACACGTTTGCCGCTGTTCGCTCGTCCGAAAAAGTATGTGTATGACGGGCTGTCATAACTGTTTTGAGGCTTATCTCTGGATTTGAATAACCCGCTGAAAATACTCATATAAAAAATCCTCCTGTTATTTTTCATTTTTCTATTGACATTTGATAGCATTTATGCTATCATAAGAATAGAAGTAAAATCGATGGAGATTATACAATGTACGAGATTGAATTTTATGAAAAAGAAAACGGTGAATCTGACGTCTGGGATTTTCTTGAAGAATTGCGAGAAAAATCGGAAAAAAGCAAGGACGCAAGAATCCAATATAACCAGTTGATGCTTCACATTCAGCTGCTTCAAAACAATGGGACTCGGCTGCCAAACAACATTACAAAACATATTGAAGAAGATATCTGGGAGTTAAGACCTGGAAACAACAGAGTTTTTTATTTCTACTACTGCAATGATACTTTTGTGTTGCTGCATCATTTCAGAAAGAAAACACAAAAGACACCGCAGCGTGAAATTGAAAAAGCAAAATCAGAACGTGACGATTATCTATCCAGAAAGGGGTCATGATTTATGAGAACATGGAATGATTACAAAGAACACGTAAAAGCAACCAGCCCTCAGGGAAAAGCAGACATAGAAGAAATGGAAGCAATTGCAGCCATTATCTCTGCGGTCATTGAACAGCGGAATGCTTTGGGATATTCCCAGAGACAGCTTGCTGAAATGTGCCATATCCCGCAATCCTCGATTGCAAGAATTGAATCCTGCAAAACTGTTCCGAATCTTGAGACTCTGGTGAAAATCATGAAGCCTCTCGGACTCACTTTAACTGCACAGGCAGTTTAAGATCTACAAAATCAGCATTTCCCTCGAATCATAAACAGACTCATCAGACACACATCCACAGCGAATTGCACGGTCAAGAGCCATAATCATGGCAACCGCACCGTCAATCTTCTCTGTGGATTTTTCTTTGTCCGGCTTGATATTTCCGGCAGGGTCACGGCGAATGAAGATGTTGTCCATCATCCACCTTAAAACAGGATGCCCATTGTGGGCAAGTGTCTGTTCCAAAGTCAGCTTCATCAATTCCTTGGTCGGCGGTGACATATCCTTATATCCTTGCCCGAACTGCACCATCGTAAAACCAAGCCCCTCCAGATTCTGCGACATTTGTACCGCACCCCAACGGTCAAATGCTATCTCTTTGATATGGAATTTCTGCCCCAGCTCATCGATGAAGTTTTCGATAAAACCATAGTGGACAACATTGCCCTCCGTAGTTTTCAGATAGCCCTGCCGCTCCCACACATCGTAAGGAACATGATCACGCCTTACACGGAGAGGCAATGTTTCCTCAGGCAACCAGAAGTAAGGCATAACGTAGTAATGTTCATCTTCTTCCGTTGGCGGAAACACCAAAACAAATGCTGTAATATCCGTTGTGCTGGAAAGGTCAAGTCCACCATAGCAAACACGCCCGTCAAGCATCTCTTCATCAAAAGCGACCTTGCATTTGTCCCACTTTTCCATCGGCATCCAACGTACCGCCTGTTTTACCCATTGATTCAAACGCAGTTGCCGAAACGCATTTTCCTCACCGGGAGTTTCCTTTGCAGAATTACACGCAGCTACAACTTTATCCATTCCAATTGTCTTGTCGAGGGATGGATTTGCTTTTTTCCACACCTTCGGGTCCGTCCAGTCCTCGGATTCATCTGCACCATAGATAACCGGATAGAAAGTCGGATCGTGCTTTCTGCCTTCCAGAATGTCCTTTGCTTTTTGGTGAACTTCATAGCAGATGCTGTTGGTGTCCGTTCCGGCAGTGGTAATCAGGAAGTACAAAGGCTGCATTCTGGCATCGCCGGAACCTTTGGTCATAACATCAAACAGCTTTCGGTTCGGCTGGTCGTACCCAACTAAGGGAACCACATTGTTTATAATTTATTTACATTCAAAAATTAAGACAAACAGACAGGCTTAAATTTGCAAAGAAAATTGAATAGATAACGAGAAGCGTTCTTCATATATCAGTGAGGAACGCTTTTTCTATTTATTTGGAGGTTATTATGGCAAATGAATCAAATTCATCGGTTGTCAGAGTGCATAAGAACACCGACTTCACGATCATGAGCAATCATCATTTGAGAAATCAGAAACTCAGTCTGAAAGCAATCGGGCTGATGTCCAAAATACTGGGTCTGCCCTGTGACTGGAACTATTCCATTGCCGGACTGGTGAAGATCTGTAAAGAGGGTGAAACGGCAGTCCGTGCTGCCCTCCATGAACTGATCGATGAGCGATATGTGTATCTGGAGAAGCTTCCGCCGAACTACTCCAAAAGCGGACGATTTGAGTACGTTTATCACATCTATGAAATTCCATACGAGAATATCCCTGATGGTCTGGAATGTCCGGAACTGTTTTTAAAAAAGCAGTCTGAAACAAATCAAAATGCAGATGTCCCAAATACAGAAAAACAAGATGCAGAAAACCTGTATCTTGAAAATCAGGATGTAGAAAATCAGGGACAATTAAATACTTACATATCAAGTACGAAAGAATCAAATATGAAAGAATTAAATGGAACGGCTTCTGCGTCGCCGAAGAAAAAGGCGGATAAGAAGAAATATGCAGAGGCTGTCACTATGACGGAAGAAGAATATCAGAAGCTGATGGCACAGCATTCCAAGGCATTTGTGGATAAGTGCATTGAGATTCTCAACAACTACAAGCTTTCCAGCGGAAAACGATACAAGTCAGATTATCACACCATTCTGAACTGGGTGATCGAAAGAGTTTCCAAGGATTATCCTCAGCTGGACAAACCGCCTGCACAAAGTTCGGTTTACGATGTCAACGTCAATCCATTCGACCAGTTTGTGAGGTGAGAAAATGTTTATCAATACGGAATTACTGGAGTTTATCCGCCTGAAAAATCCGCTTTCCTCGGTGGTGGAAAAATACGAAGTGATCGAGAAAGACTGCTGTAAATGCCCATTCTGCCACAGCAAGACCAATTCCCTGAATCTCTTTCACGATGAGATCTACACCTGTTTTCACTGCGGTGAAAGCGGTGATATATTTGGATTTGTCAGCAAGATTGAAAGGATTTCCTTTTCGGAAGCGGTTCAGAAAATGGCGGAAGCATCGGGCATCTATACCCTGGAGGAACTGAAACAGAAGAATATCTTTCGCTTCTGGGACAGATTTCTGATCCTCTGTGAGCAATATCACATTGCAGCAGATAGCATATTGCAGGAATATTCTTCGGAGCTGACAAAAGAATATCGTCTCAGTCTGAAATATGACAAAGAACCGGATACCGCTCCGCTGGAAAACATCATGCAGATGAAATACGGCATATCGAAGGAATTTTGGAACGCTGCTCCTGAGCATATTATGGAGTATCTGACAGCAGAAAGGAAACACAATGCATGATACACTGAAAAGCATTTTTCAGACGCTCTCTGAAAATGCAGAAGAAAACTTCATCAAGAACAAAAACGCAGAGGACTATCTCGCTGAGGACGGTTTGTGGCACTGCGGAAAATGCGGTACAGCAAAGCAGTTCCGACTGCCTGAGCGGTTTCTGAAAATGGGAATGCCTGAAATTGTCGGCTGCTGCTGTGCCTGTCAGTCTGCAAAAGAAAAACGGGAAAATGCAAAGCAACAGCTTGCATCTGTCATCAGGGAAAATAAAGAAAATGCTGATATTCCCGAACATTATCTGTCGGCTGACATTGCAGCGGTGGAATCTCCGGAAGCCCAAAGAATCGGTATGAACTATATCAAAAACTTTGAAAAACTGGACAGGATCGGACTTCTCCTTTATGGTGATGTGGGAACGGGTAAGACCTATCTGGCAGCCTGCATTGCAAATGCTTTGCTGAATCAGGGCATCCGTGTCAAATGGCTGACTACCATGCAGATCGTGGAACGCAGCTGTTTCTACAGCGAATCAGAATATGCTGAGTATACCCGAAGCATTACTGCTCCCGACTTGCTGATCATTGATGATCTGGGAGCGGAACGTGGCACAGATTTTGCACTGGAACGTGTTCACAGCCTTGTGGATACCCGTATCTCAGCAAATCTGCCGATGATCGTAACCACCAATATCGATATTACGGATATGGGAAATTGCAAAGATCTGAAGAAGAAACGCACATTTGACCGCATTTTGCCTGCAACATTTGCCTTTGCTATGAAAGGGACTTCCTATCGTATGAAACAGGCACAGAAAAGCTACGAAACACTCAAAGATCTGCTCTTGAGTGAAGAAACAATTGGAAAGGACAGAAACACTAATGAGAATGATCAAAACGTATGAGGGTATGACAATGAACTGTGATGTGATCGCAACAATTCAGTCGGTTTTCATGAACACACTGACCGGCAGTATCAGCGAAATGGTTGATGACAGCTTCGATCCGGATACCCTGGAATTTGCTGTGACTGCATTCACTACACTTGGAGATGAGATAGTCCTTGCAGTTTATGCGACCGAAGAAGAACGTGACTATGCCAGATACAAGCTGGAAAACTGGCTTGTTTACGATGTTGGCAGCTATTACACCATGACAGAAAGAAAATAACGGAGGGTTTAACCATGGAAAAAATGATCGTAACAGAGTACGGCAGACCGATTA